TTGTTTAACAAGTATGGTGCAAACTCTGGATTTGTAACAACACTCGGACAAGATAGGATTGCAGACTTCTATAAAGACGTACAGAAAAAACACAGCAATGTATCTCTTGATGAAAGTAGAACAAGCTTATTGTTAAAGACACCTGGAAAAGCATTAAAAGGTACAGAAAAATTTATGTACGATTTAAACAGTGCCGTTGAAAATGGGATAAGGTTTTCTACATTCGTAGAATTTATCAAGTCAGAAAACAATGGGCAAATTAAGGGTGCAAAAAAAGAAACACTTGAGCAAGCAGCATCATTAGCTAAACAGTTAACAATCGATTACACAACCAAAGGTCATTTGGGTGCGGCAATTAATGCTCACTTCATATTCTTTAATGCGGCAGTTCAAAGTAACATTCCGTTATACAGAGCATTGGCTAAGTCTCCTAAAGTCGCAGCTCAAATTGGTGGAGGTATTGCAACATATGGTGCAATGTTAACTTTATATAACTTTATGATCTCTGATGAAGATGAGACAGGAAGACCCATATATGAAAACTTAGCAGAAAGATATGGAAACAGATATGTAATTACTATGTTGCCAGGTGCTAAATTTAAAAGCACAGATGAACTTCCTGAATTAAAAGGATTTGGCGGTCCTATAAAAGTTAATGGTAAAGTTGTGGCTTTTGCCTATCCACAACCCCTAGGATTTAATATACCTTTTAACATTGCTAGACAGGCTGTTGAGCTAAATGCTCATCAAATATTTGACTTAGGAAGACCAACCAAGTCTCCAAGCAAAGCAGCATTAGAGATATTTGATAACTTTAGCACAGGTGTAATGCCAATAGGTGTAAGTGTTTCTAAAAAAGATGGGCTAGAAGGATTTGCTTCAACTTTCGTAAGAACAGTTACTCCTAGTTATGCAAAACCAATTAGTGAAATAGCAATTAATGAAAATTGGCTTGGTATTCCAATAACCAAAGAGTTTATCGGGGGAAGAAAAGGGATCCCAAATTCTCAAGTAGTAACAAGTTATGACAAAGACTTGTATGTAGAAATTGCAAAGGTTGTTAATAACATGACAGGTGGAGATAACAAGACCTTAGAGTCTGGATTCGTAGATCTACAGCCAGGACAAATAGAATACATAGTTAGATATTATGGTGGTGGACCGATGTCATTTGCCTCTGGTCTTTACGAAACATTACACAGGTACTCTTACGATGAAATCCAAGATGTTAAGAGCATACCATTTGCAAACACATACCTTATACAAGAACAAGACGGCATATATGCTAGAAGATATTATGATGCCAAAGAAGATATAGAGACTAAAGTAAATAGATATAAGAAAATAACAGACGCTGAAGCAAAAGAAAAATACTACAATGAAAATAAAAATGTTATTAGTTTGTATTACACAGATCCAGCAACGCAAGAGCTTTTGAAAGGTATACCTGCACAATTTAGAAAGAAAAAGAAACTTACAGAAATAAGATCCAAGGAAAAAACAATTAGAGAAGCACAAAAAACTGTTGTTGCTTTAAAGCTTAGGGAAAAAGATCCGAGTGCATACTATAAAAAGATTGATAAAATTAAAGATCAAAAATATGATCTATATATAGACTTGTTAAAAGAATATGAAAAGGCTATGGATGCAGATTTTAAATCGCAGAGCCGATAAACATATAATGCGAGGGAATATGAATATAGAAATACCAGCTCTGCTGAAGGTTTCTATAGTTAAGATATCAGAGTATTAGTTGTCTCACAAGCATCATTCAAATAATCTTTTGAAAGATGTGCATACCTGTTCACAATATTAAAATCAGACCACCCACCAAGATGCTGTAATGTATGTAAAGGAGTACCATTTTGTACATGGTGGGTAGCCCAAGTATGTCTAATATCATGCCACCTAAAACCCTGGAGATCTGCTTTTTGTAAAGCGTTGTACCAACCAGTATTGGAAGCCCTTGACATCTTCTTACCCGCATATGTAAAAACATATTTATGATTTTTTTCAATAGAGTCTAGTAACTCTTTGCATCTTCCGTTCAAGGGAACGCACAAGCTTCTACCATTTTTAGTTTCAGTTGCGTCAATTGCTATTTGATTTTCTTTAATATCGCTCCATTTAAGATTAAAGCAGTTGGACATTCTAACCCCAGTGAGGAGTGAGAAAACAAAAGGCTTCTTAAGATGCAGGGGGAGTGCATCATGTAGCTTCTTTATGTCTTCCAAAGTAAAGTATTTAAGTCTTTTAGGGGAATCCTTTACCTTTTTAATTATGGGTTTAGTGTCCAACCACCCTAACTCTTCATATGCATACATAAGTATTGCACGGAAGTAGCTTAAATATCTGTTGACAGTTCCAGGGGATCCCTTTATGCCTGATCTAGCAACAGCTATTTGTTCTTTTGTAATAGTTTTAATATCTTGATTTGCAAACAATGGCTCGAAATATTTTCTATAGGTAAAATCATTCTTACCCATTTTATTAAACCTGTAATATTCTTTTATTGCGTTAGTAAGTGTGTGCATTATAAAGATCCAGAGTCTCTAACAATCTTGCTGTCAGTTATAACCAACAGTAAGTTCTCTATCTTTACATTAAAAGGTCTAGCCAGATCAGCTTTTTCCTGTAGAGTAATATCTTCCCTGGAATAAACTTCTTTTATTCTTGCTTCGCAATGTGTTTTTAGGTTTGCTATGTCTTGTATTGTTATATCTATATTCATGTATACATTATAAACATGTATTACATACTATTGTCAACAACATATTTTCTAAATATTTCTATGGGTATAAGGCAAGCCTTTTTGGTTTGATTATCTCCGTCACCTAAAATATCTTGCACCTTTATATTGTTTAACAAAATGCATTCTAAAATATTTTTTGGTTTAATCCACAGCTTTTCTTTTCCAGTGCATATAATCCAATAGTCGGCTTCGGTTGATAAAAGTGCTGAGGGTTTGCCGAACATATATAATTCAATAATTATATTGCCAGTTTCTTGGCTTTTATAATCAACCTTTACTTCTATTTTTAAATCCTTTTCAGGAATAAAAATGTCATAAGGTTTAAACTTACCAGGAATAAGAACAGCAGTATGATACTTTTTTTGTATAGACTTTAAGATCTTTTGTTCTAGCTCCTGCCCAACCAATAGATCTTTTTTAAAAGCCTTACTCGAATTTGTCTTTGACTTCTGAGTAGTCATCTTGAGACATTATTGATTTTATGGATATGTCGTTAAACTTATGACCAGATACTATTATCTTGTTTAATAAGTCTATGCATTTATGATCTTGCGGATACATTTCTGACTGGCATGTAGCAACTTGTATAACTCTTTTTATTGCATCGCCAACTGTTAGATTGTCTATGTTTTTCAATTTTTGTAATTCCCTCCATCTATCTTCTTGTGAAGATACTTGCCTTATTTTGAAACCTTCTGCGGCATTTTTAATATTTATGATTTTTCTTTTTAACTCAGGTAATTCGTTCCATTCTCTTATTTCATCCTCGTGTCTACCACAAGTCTTACATCGAATGTCCCCTATTGTTGTAGAGCAAACTCTACCATTACAGGGTGAACCTGAGAGGGAAGACTCCCCTAGTACAGATGAGAGCCTCTCAGAACCTGAGAGACTCGTTTCTAATTTTGCATTCATTTGCTTTCTTTAGATGAACCAGCTCCATTTGTGTTCTCTGTATCTGATTCTACTGCATCTTCAGCTTGTTGTACAACTGTATACTTCTCTGGAAGTAGGTTTGTAAGTTGACTTTGATCAACTTGATTACCCAATTGAACAAGCCTTATGATCTCAGTCAGCAAAGGCATTACACTATTTGAATGAAAGTTAAGAACATTCAAACGATTAACTGCTTCTTTAGACAAGCTATCGACTTCATACTCTCTAGCTTCTCCGTCCACATTTAAGGTGATATTTTTTACAGCCTCTTCACCACCAGGCGTTACAATTTTACCCATATTTCCTCCTAGAAAGGTAAGTCATCTTCTGTAATGTCCTTTGGGAACACTTCATTAGATTTTGGTTTAACACTCTGTTCTTCTTTGGGAGTTAAAGCAAAGCTTAGTGCTGGTGCTTTATCAGGTGCACCTGGAGCTCTTCTCCATGCACTAACCCAATACTTACCAGGAGCAGTTACCTCCATCTCACCTCTAAAGTCAGGATGTTTTTCAGTTTCTTTTTTATCGTTTTTCCAAATCGCACCACGATTTGTATTATCATATTCTGCCATTCTATTTCTCCTTATCAGCCCAATCATCTAAAATCTTGTTAACCATATAGGCAACCTTACGATCATAAAACCTATGATTAGCCTTTTTACTGGCAGACACTAGTTTATCGTAAGTAGACTTATTAATCCTTGAACTAATTGATTTTTTTAATACTTTTTCGTTCATTTATTCCTCCAGTAGTTTGGTATAAATCCTGGTATCGCCTTCTGACCTATAGCCTTCCATAATGTCAAAAGGAATATCTTGATCCTTCACCAGTCTGGCGTAGTTTATTCGACCCCTAGCTTGTGTCATATGACATTTCACTCTTGAGGTACTAAATGCTCCTCCGTGCTTTTTAACAGCCTCGGCTGAAAGTTCCTTCTTTCTTTTATCAAGCAAGCCCTTCCTTTCGTTAAGCTCATTTAGTTCGGTAAGTACATCTGCTAGCTCTGATGTATTATCATCATCGTCAACAGACTTATAATTAACTCCTGGCACATCTTTTGTCTCTGACCACATAGCAATATACTTTGGGTCTTTGGATGCATCCGCATACCAGTCCATAAACTCTTTTGCTTTTGGTATGTATATCTCCGCCCATCTTGGGTCTCTTTCAACCCACTCTTGGTAATGCTCGTGCTCATACCATTGAAAGAACAACATCTCATCTATGTCCATGCACTCCATACCCATTTGCATTTGATGCCAATAGTTTCTTTTTTGTTCTTTTACATTTTTAACAGGCTTTGTTTGTGGACACTTGATCTCAACAGCAGAAACTTTTCCATTTCTACCTGAAACAATTACCCCGTCTGGAGACATCCCTAGCCAGTCATGCTCAGGATGAACAACAAAAGAAGGCTGTGTAATTTTATAACCCATGCTTTTTAATTGTTCTAAAGCTACAGGTTCGTGATCACTACCATAAGTTATTGCAAACATAGCTCTCTGATCAAAAGGATCCTGAGACAAATTGTGAGCCTCTCTGTAGATATCTCTACCCAAAGCCTCCCATTGGTCTCCCTTTGCCCACATACACTCTTTAACGGCACGAGGGAGTCTTGTTCCAGTAATCCTGTTTTTTCTTTGATCATGCCATTCAGGTGTTCCTTGCTTAATCATTCTTGTACACCTTTGTAAAAGCTAAAACTAATTGTTTCTTAGTTTCATCATCACCACTAAGGCTGGCTACTTTTTCATATTTCTTATAGATTTCTTTTGCCTTTTCTTTATTTGCACATGCTTTGATTTCTTTTGTAAAGTCTTTAACCATGCTTACTGTTTCATCTTCCTGTTCAGCTGGTGCACCCTGATCAACGCCTTCAAGTTCTGGCTCAACCACTCCCTCGAAAGGCACGCAAAATGTTTCCAATAATGCATTACGATATGCAAA